TTGTATGGCTGTTACCGTTAATACTGCTAATAACATTATGCTACTGGTATTACGTTATAACCTAAAATCTTTGCAGTCCGCTCTACTCCATCGTCAGAAGATACGGCCTCTGTTGCTGTTTGAAGTGCCATTAAAGATAATATGCTAACTTCTTCTACTGTGTACGTTTTTAAATTTTTCATCTGACTGGATTTTAATTTGTTTAAGTTGGTATGGTTCGTTCCTCCCAACATTCAAAGGTACAAAAATTTTTTGTTTATAAACAAATAAAAACTTACTTTTTTTGAAAAAATTTTATTTTAGTGGTCTAACTTTCACACTAAACTCTAATATATCGTCTCCATCTATGTACTCCTGCAACGTTGGTACTACTATGTATAAAGTATTATCTTCAATGTAATAATCGGTGTAGATGTCCTCTATAACCGTTCCTACTACTCTTTCAACTGCTTCATTGATTTGCTTCGACCGGTCTAACTTACCGTTGCCGTCAATCTCTACTGCTTGGCTGTTAATCCCTCCTTTAATTGCTTCGTGCAGAAGTTCTTTTAAAGAGTACAATTTAGCGAAATTACCGCACTCACAAGCTATCTCTAAATCATTTTCTTTAGCAAAAGCTATAACTTCCTGCTCTAGCACAAATTCAATGGCTCTCTGCTGTTCTCCAGTTAGCTTTTGGTTTTTAGGTAGCATCATTGATATTGATCCATTGTGCATCTGAATAATTCCAGTAATGTGGCTATCCTGTAGGAATTTATTTACTCTATGCTCTATTTTAGCATTTAGTTGTTCTTGTTGTATGTGGTTCATTACTTAAAGAATTGTTGGTTAGCATGAGTTACTGCAAAGCCTCTATTTATGAAACTGCAAATAGAGTTTTCTACTTTCTCACAAAGCACCTCTTCTGATGGTACTATTTCAATTTTGTTCTCTGTCTTTACTACGTGATAATACATATCTAATATCTTTTTAATTGGTAGAATGCACTTATATCTCTTATGGTCTTTAATTACATAGAACTCGTCTTTAGTAATCTCTTTAGAAGTTTTAAACTCTTCTTCTAATTGCTCTACTGACATCGCTTGGTAATCGTCCCATCCTATAATAACTCGGACATCTGAAACACTCTTTTCAAATTTATACATATGAGCCACTTGGTCGTCATCGTTTTGTTCAGAGGCATATCTTCTGTTTACTATGTTGCATAATTTCTGTAATCTTTCTAAATTAGTGAATTTACTTTTACTCATCTTGACTGGTTTTAATTGTTTAACAAAACAAAGATATAAAAAATTTTGTTTATAAACAAATAAAAACTTACTTTTATTCCGTTCCATCGTGTTTACGGTGGCACGGTCTGCCTCTCATAGTGATATTACTTACATCGTAGGCTGATTCTGACATTCCTTGCTTTTGACATTGATCTACGGATATATCATGAGAACAGTCTATTGGTTTACAATCGTTCTGTTTGCAGTCCTCACAAAAGACGTAGCCGTGTTCATCTATCATCTGCTCAATCTTTTCAGCTTTGGCTTCTCTAACTCTGGCATCAATTACCGTCTTTAGGATGCGCTCTCCGGATGAGGTTTGGTAACTATTTGCCATTAGTTACATTTTCGCATACTGCTACTTTATTCCCTAATTTAACTAGATTTTCTAAATGTTCATCAAATCTAAACTCTTTAAATTTAGATATTAGTATAGATTTCGTAGAGCCTTTAGTAAGTACCCTAGAATAACAATCTACATCAAGTACCTGTGCGAGTAGTTTGGCATCATTGTCGAAAGTTATATAGTTATCTTCCGAGTGTAATAAAACTATAGCATCAGAATATTTAGGCTTAATTTTATTGTATTGATTAAATAGTGTCTCCATTATCTCCAAATATTAGCGTGGTTATTCTTTTGAGTTTTACGACTGTGCTTACTCACTTTGTTTTTATGTGAAAGACTTTTGGTGCAGTCATTTCGGTCATCAAATATCTTACAACCAGAGACCCTGTTATGCTTATCATATTCGGGACATTTATCTCCCGTTCCACATCTTTTACTTGCCATAATTAAGCGTTTATATCGGTTAAGTAGTATTGCGTAATAGTTTTAGATGAGGTATAATTTTTTACTATAATACCTTTCTGCTCATTTTCTTCATTGTAGTAAAAATGCTTTTTAGCACTCTCTAAATGTTCCGTATTTAGAAAATCTGCACTTGTATTAGTAAAGATTTTGTAAAACGTTTTGCTTGTTACTTCTATGTTCATTTATCTAAAATTTTTAGTGCTTCCTCATCCTTATCCTTATCTGACAATCTACCTAAAATGTCGCAGCCTCTATCATCACAAATTATAGAACCTTGTTGCCTATTTTCTTTAAACAGATTAGTCCCGAAAAAATGGGTTTTAGGTTCGTGATAATATGCACCTAATAATTTATGTGCAATTTTAGCCTCTACAATTTTAGTGTCTATTTCATTTAACTTTAAAATGCTCTTATCTTTTGCAGGAGTTGTGTAGGTTAAACTTCCATAATAGCCGTTCTGCACAACTACATATTCAAAAGTTTTAATATTAACATAGAAATCATAATGCCCAGCTAATTCAGAACCCTCTATAGGCAAGAAATTATATTCTCTAAACCCAAAAATATGTTCAGTTAGAACTGTAATGTTGCCACTACTGGCTCTTACTGTATCTAAAGATTTACCGTTCCATCCGCTTATTCTACTAAACGATTTAGATTGCAGGAACTCCATTGTTACTTCTGTTCCCATTACATCAAAAGGTATTTAGCGTAAAGGTCTCCAAATTCGTGGATTAGTTTGCGTTCGTTACCATCATCTGCTCTACGTAGTGCTAAAGCCATAGCCTGTGCAAATGAGCCTCCATACTTTTGACAATTATTATAGATGAGGTTGATGTCATCTCTAGTTGGATTAATTTTAGCTTTCTCGCTATCGTCAATCTCTACAATTAGGGTTTCTATACTTCTACCTAATCCTAAATCGGTCTTGTTTCCAACTGTAGTATCAACTAATTCAGTTCCCTTTAATTGGGGAACTCGTAGAAGATTTCTAACTTTAGTTCCTAGTTTCTGTACTTGGTCTGTGTTTAGTTCTCTCATCTTATAGTCCGCTTATAAAGTTATAATGTTTAGTGCAGTATGCACATACTTCTCTACATTTAGCATCTACTGGCATATCTCCAATTATTGCTGCTATTATTTTGTGGCTTCTTTCTTGGGTAACTTCTTTGCCCATTACTAAATTGTAACCGTGTAGTGTATCGTTTATAAATCCGATAATAGTTTTTGCTTCTTTCATTTTGACTGGTTTTTATTGTTTAGTTGTAATAAAGCTATCTACTCGTAATCCAGATAACTTAAAAAGTTTTTGATTGTATCCTTTCACATCGCTAATGAAGTCATTATTACAAGTTCCTGTCATTAAAGTTGCAGCTTTATTTGCCTCCTCTAAAGTAGGGTAAGGTGTAAATCCATCATAAGGTTCTTGCCCCTCATTCTGGTAAGTAGTAAATACCGTTTTAGATTTGAAGTTCTCATTAATCTGTAAAGTAACGTCTGTAATTCGTGTTCTCATAATTTACTGGTTTTGTTTAACAATTCAAAGGTACAAAAATTTTGTTTATAAACAAAGAAAAACTTACTTTTATTTCATTTTAGCCTAAAATTACAATCCCAATGAGGGCGTGGGCTAGGTCTCCATTGCTTCTACGGTGGGTACAACTTTTTTCTAATCTAATCCCTCGCCTCCCAAGAAAGCAGCAAAACCTCTATTCTCTGCTCTATATCCTTTTCGTACCCAGTTCCAATATACAACTGCATCTGCTACGTTAGGAGATTTACCGCCTAGACGTTTCTTAATATTCTCTTTTCCCTCTATGGTTATCATAGAATTAGATGCTTCAAACTTTGGTATGCAGAGTTCCTTACATAATTGGGCTAACATCACTTTATCATCTCCAAGGTCTATGTTAATAAAACCTCTACGGATGTCCTCACGAAGTTCCCAATACATTTGCCCTCTTAAATTCTGAAATCGGTACATTGGTGCAAGTATCTTTTTTCCTGCCTCCCAACGCTCCTCTTTGGGTATAACTTCTGTCCATTGTCCTCCAGATAATGATTGAACTCTAAAGTTGTCATCTACAAAAGCGTTTACTGTAGCCACTCCTACTCCTACACTATCCACGCCCACGAATTGAGCATTAATATTGTAGTCGTCTAATACTGGAACTTCATAATCACAATAACCTTTAATTCCTAGTGCTGTACTGTCCATATATAGATTATAAGCAAGGTGGGTAGCGTTCTCACATTGGAACTCAAATACTGCTTTAATCGTGTTAAGTTCTCCAAATACAAGTGAGGCTTTATCTCCATTGGTAGAGTTTGCAACATCCACTCCTACTGCATTCTGACTACTGACTTTCGGATCATCTGTATTTTCTGTATTAACACATTTTTCTATCCACTCCATCTTAATCAAACTATCCGTAGATTGTGCAGGACTGATGCCTCGTACCATTGCCTGCCATAGTGGGCTACTTTCTCCGTAGTTGTCGCTTCTTGAATTGATAGAAGATTGAGTAATAGCCCCTGCAAACATCTCATTTTGGTTTACTATGTTTGGGTGGTCAAGACTGGATGCCCTAATTGCAAAGCAGTCTTTTTGAATTGAGAACTGGTGTAAAGCATCGAACTCGTTGTTAGGGTTTCCTACTCCTATGATGAAGTTAGTGTTACCAGTACAAGTGTTTTGAAGGGCAGTTATAATTGATGGTGGAATACCTGTACACTCCTCCAGAATGATTAACATAAACTTCCTGTGGAAACCTCTGGCTTTATCTTCACTCTCTTTGTTAGAAGATGTCCCTGTAATGAAACCAGTCGCCTGCCACGCATTAGACCTAGCGAGTGTTTTCTCCTCTTCGGTCATACTATCGTTAATGTTCCACTCCATCGCTAACTTTAGTTGCCACTTTTGAGAGTTTGGTCTCAATTTCTTAATCTTTGGATATAGCATACTAATTTCAGACCAAAGACCGCCTTTCAACTGGTTTTCTGACGGGCAAGTTGTTAGTACCAAAGAATTATCAAAGCAATCTAAAAACCATAATACGATACGAGCCAAGCAATATGTTTTACCTGTATTGTGAGTAACAACAAAATTACTCATTAAATATAAATTATTCCCATCTAGTTCAAAACCGTAATAGTCTCCTACTTCCTTAACCTTTACATTAAATCCTGTAAATAGTACATTTTTATTGTGTATTCTTTTGGGTGTTTTCTTTCTAGGTACTAATACTGGTACTATATTACAATATCCGCTGATGTTGATTCTGTAGACCCCTTTGAAATCGTTTTCATAATACTGACTATTAGCCATAAAACCCAAACTTCTGCATAAGTATAAAATATCTTCTGAAAGTCCTTTTAATGCCGTAGAATACTCAAAGCCTTTCCCATCACGGATGCCGTCGCTATCTATAAGACCTGCTAGCAGTTTAAGTCTGTCTTTCCTGTTAGAAGTAAGATAATTTTTTGGTATTCTTTTTTCCTTTTGTACTAAAGTTGTTTCTAAGTATCTCTTTAAGTTATTTCTGCCTCCTCCGTAGGTTATTAGATAATTAGGAGTTCTAGTACCTTGACTGTCTCTTTTACTTACCCTAGCCCCTATGGTTTGTGCAAATTCATATATGTAAGCTACAATCTCTGCATCTATATTAGTTATTGCAGGAGAATTTGTACTGCCATCTCCTAGCCATAACCCCATAAAGTAAGGACAATACGCTAGCTTCTTCTTTCTGAAACTTACTCCAGTACTGTGCTGCTTATAATTATGTTTTTTCCTGCTGCTCCAATTGAGGTAGTCTCTCACACTAACATTTTCTGTTAGTGGATAACTCCTACCTTTTATTTTTTTATCTCCTGTTAGTTTAAGATTTAGAATGTGAGAAGCGTTTACAGTATATGGTTCTCCTTTGTTGGGTACTATTTTGTACATTAACTCTTTGCCTCTATGTAATTTAAGTACATTTCTAGGTTTAGAATCATCCCCCATAATCTTGTCTCCTATCTCTATGTCTTGAACCTTTTTAATGCTGCCGTTGTGCATTAAAATACCTTGTCCGTAAGCGTGGCATCCTGTACCGCTCTCTACTGCTACATTCTTATAAGTTGGTAGTTTGCCCTCCGATACTTCTTTGTAAGATGCTCCAAGGATATTCCAAGCTGTAGCAAGTGGGTCTTTAGTTCCGTCCCATTCGTGAGTATCGTAGCCCTCATTTAGAGACCATAGAAAATCTTTTGGGTCTTCCCCTAAACGCTCTTCTAACCATAGCATAGGATTTTTACGCCATCGTTCATTCTGCTTTATTTCAGCAAGCTGTTTTAATGCTCTTATTTGTCTCGGACTATACTTTTTAGCCATATTCGTTTTTAAGCGTTTTAAGAGGTTATTTTTTACTCAAAGGTATAAACACTCCAGAAAATATTTTAAATGAACTGTATATAGCTTTCTAATCGTCTCCCTCAATTATTCTTAATAATTCCTCTACCGATTTCTCTTTCATATCATTTTTAGTAATTTCGGTGTTGAGGTTGTGCTGTGTTTCAATGTAGCCTCTATGCTTTCCTTTAGTTTTTAAGTGAAATATTATAGATGCCTCCTTTCCGTTCTGAATGTTCTTACGCAAAGCAGCCTCCGAGAAGTCCAAGTCAATTTCTACCGCCTCCTCACAAGCAAGCCTATATTTCTCATCCTGCTCCATCCATAAATAATGAGTTTTTCTGTCAATGCCTACAGCCCTTGTAGATGCAGTTACATTTCCAAGAGTTTGATGGATGGCTCGTACCATTGCTTTCTTCTTTTGTGCTTTACTTAGTTTAGCTATGGTAGGTTTTTTCTGTTCTGTCATTGTGTCTCCTTTTTTATGGGCGTGTATTTTTGTGGAAAATTTTGGTTACAAACATACAACTTTTTATACATATTTACAACAACCTCTTGTATTTAAAAGAAAATATGCGAACCTAGTAATTTTACCTACTTTGCTCACATATTTTTAAATCTTTTATTTTTGTACTACTTTGGTATCAATTCTTCTTTATTAGTGGATAAAGCTATCGGTTGCATAGGTCTGTTGCCTGTTAATTGTTTAAACCGAATCTCTCCAGTTGCATACATTCTGCTTATCTCTTCTTCTGTGAGTTTGAAACAAAACGTAACACTACCCTCTTCTTTGTTATGGAATGCAGGCAAGGTAGCGTACTCTGGTTGATGCTCTGCTATTCGTAAATTTACCTCTGGAAACTCTGATGCTTCCATACTACTCTTTTGATTTATCTACAATCATTCCATTTTCCATATCATCTGTAGTTTTCTCAACAACATTCTTTTCAGTTCTGTATTGAACACAAAGTCTGTTAGCAATATGGTTAAATCCTAAATTATCTACTTGGTCTCCTGTTATTTTTCTGTAGATGTCTGATGGTGCTACTGTAGCCATTGCGTGGATGAAGTCTGTAAGTTCATCTTCTTCCATATTAATATGATGCTCGCTATCTTCATTGAAAATAGTATCTGCTAACGCTTCTATGATTTGGTGGGCAAACATTGCCCAGTTAGGTGTATCTGTCTTTGCCATTAGTTTCTATATTTAGCCGTGATTTCGTACAACTGACCTACTGTAACTACTGCTTCTGCCTCCTTATCTGGTAGATTACAATTAAAGTCTTTTTCAACTAACATTATTACTTCTACTCTATCTA